CTCGGCTGGCCGTTGCCCTATTGGGAGGGCACTACGTGGAATCCGCCCTGGAGTAAGGCGGGGTAGGAATTTAATCCTGGATTTCAACTCCAAGCGCGGACGCGGTTTCGATGACCAACTCGATCACCTCAGTTCGGGTCGGTTTCCAGGTCTGGCCGGGGTTCGCGTTTTCGAATGCTTCGCCGGTTTCGCCAATCTTCTTCATCGATCCGCCGACGACCTTTACGGCTTCCATTGCGGTAAGAGCCATGATGTTACTCCTTTTTTTGGGTTTTGAAATACGCGGCAACCGTTGTCAAAATAAGGATTGCCAGTTCGATGATTTCGACAATTCCGAATGTTCCTTTGTCGCCAATCACCGTTTGCTCTTTTGCTGCCTTGTGAAACAATCCAATGCCAGCCAAGGCGCAACCCGTGTAAAACGCGGCTTGTCCGGCGATTTGGATACCGGGGATCAGTGATCCTATTCCACCCAGTAAGACCATACCCAATCCCGCGATAGTCTTTTTCCTGTCCATCCAAGCCCATGCTTTGTTCCACCAACGGACTTTCATTTTTGGGATATTTGCTTCAATGACTTCGAGTTTATCGATCAGCCTTCCGACAGATCCTTTTGGTTTTTCCGATCCGTCGATGTCGGATACTTCTGGTTCTTTAAATTCACTCACCAACCGCCTCCATTTTCTTTGCCAATTCTTCGGCACGGTTCGGAGTTTGTTTATACCACAACGAATTTCGCATACATTCCGCCGCTCCTTTGAAATCCTTCAAGGCTATTCGTCCAATAGTTTGTCGAAAATCTGAGAATCCGGAAATACCAAGTTGATAACACATTTCCAAAATAACGTCCTGAACGACTTCTGGCATTTGTCCAAACCATCTGAATTGACTGCGGACGTTGTCGGCAAGTTCGATCAGCTTGCGGCGAAGGATCATCTCTGCTTCTTGTGGAGTCAAGTCTAAGCTGGAAATCTTAAACCCATATCCGATTGTATCGAAACCGAGAGAATCTTCGTAAACCTCTGTCCTAAATCCTTCGTGACGTTTGATATTTTCGACGACATTTTCGAACATGTCCTATCCCTTCCCAAACAACCTATCCATCCACCGGTTTAAGGCAATCACCCAACCAGGCCATTTTACCGACCTATACCACCGGTTCAGCGGACTCCGATATTCCGGATCATGCCACTTACTGTCCATTATTTAACCTTATTTTTAAGAAACTCGAATCGCGTTACTTCCTTGCTTTCGCCGTGCTGATACCAAATTTCGCAAACTATTTCATCCCTTTTGCAAACCTCACAAACCCGTTCCTTTTGAACGTCCTCCAACGGACAGTGAAAGCCGTTATGAAATCGTGGACAATGAAACCCCGTAACTGACGAAGTAGGTCCGTCAACCCAAACGTGATCACAATCCTTATCGCCTTTATTTACCACTGAAGTCACAATCCATACTACACTATCCGTCACCGCCGTCAGTCCGGCATCGGCCATTGAATGAACATCAAAGTATGCGGCATTTTTATTTGCATTTATTTCGGCCAGTTCCGCATCAATGGTTTCCTTTGCGTCAAACTTGGCCTGCTCGCTTGGCGTAAGCAGTAATTCCGTTTCTTCTGTTGTTGTTCCGCAAGATACAATACCACCAATATGAAGAGTGTCGGGCAAGCTTCCGATAGGGTCTCCAATTCCGACGTGTCCATCTTCGAATAATAAATCTTGTCCCATTAATAAAACAGGAAATAAAATCAGAAATAGAGTTTTCATCGTTCCTCCTAATCAGAATAGATTCCACCAAGAGCTTTTATGAGTTCATGCTTTGCACCAAGGGCTTTGCTGAAATTACTTACTCCCATGTAAGTATGATTCCATATTGTCGATGTATCAATAATGACATAAGATAGTCGAAGTTTTCCACTGCTATCGGCATGCGCAATCACATGAGCAGGAGCCGTTGTTGCTTCGCCCATTCCATCGAAGACGATTGAATTACTTGCATCGGTTTCGCGTGAAGTCCCCCCAATATAATAAACGGTATCCACGGGATTGTTATATGAAGTTGCCCCAAGAGTGAATGTTTCTGAATATAAATCATCCAATCCGGTTGCTGGATTTTGAACGTCAATCGGCCAAAATGAAACGAAGGTAGAGTCATTATCAACTCTTGCAATCGATCCTCTATACCAAGCACTTCCACTATTAGCCCAAGGAGTTTGTATTATTTTAGATGTTCCTCCCGAAAGTGCTCCATCGGAACCTATAGTATAATCAAACACTTCAAAATACGAATAGCCATAATCAAAAACAGCAACTTTCACATGACCAGAAAATGAATCATAATATACATAATTAAGATCATAATCACTATTTGTAACATCCTTACCCTGCACACAATATGTATTCCCAGAAGCCTGAATTTTCCAAGAAGTTAAATAAACATGCCTTGAATAACCTCCCGCTGGATTATAAAGTGGAGCCGATGCCACAAAAATAGAATCCGATACTTTTGCAACAGAAAGATAATAAACAAATCCACCAGTTCCTGGTAAATAGCTTGATGAATCAATATAAGTAGAACTAATATCATACCCATTATCACTGTCTATGGTAAATGATTTTGCAACCATGTAACTTCCATTGACATGATCGTCTAAAGACACTACTACATAATTTTCTCCACTCATATATAATATTTTGGCTTCATCGCTTTTTGTTCCAAGTAACACGCTATCAGAAGCGGAAGTATCCTCATAATAATAAGTCTTGAGCCAAGCAGTATCACTTGAAAATGAATCGTTAGTTAATGCAAAATAATTATACGCCGTTGGTATAGTTTGACAAATTGAAGTATAGGCGTATGGTTGATTACTAAACTTAATTGGTGACGATGAAAAGTATGGAAATATAACATTTAAAGAACTAAATATAAAATATCCTGTAGTAAAATATGACCCACCACTCCAATCCCAACATAAAGCAAAATCGCCTATATTGCTTAATTTTATTAATTGTGGATCATTCCCGGTTGCGATGCTGTCCGTTGTCCTATTGGCAACGATTCTTCCCGCCGAAAAACAAACTTGAGAATATAGAATAACTAAAAATAATATCTTTTTCATTACATCACCGCCTGGCTAAGATTCGGCATCCACATAATAATGTCTGGTGTAGTAGCTACTCCCAAAATTTGAATAACATCTCCTGATCCAGATGGAGGTGTTTCGGTTAAAGAACTATTACTTGTTCCAGCCGTTGATAGATATATCAAAGCCCCTGTAGTCCAATTCCAAGTTGTCTTTGTTAGAATTGCATTAGGCATGAAAAATAATCCTTTCGCGTCGGCGGCTGTCACTGCCGCCGAAATCACAACGCAACTTGCATTGGCAATTGCATCGGCGTCACCTATCTGAGCCTCTCCCTGAGCATTAATATAACAAGCGTCTCCAAAACATACATTCTGATGAGCCTTTAAAGTAATTTGCGTTCCACTTCCTGTAGAATCAGCACCCGGAGAAGCAATGATCATTCTGTTGGTATACTTCCCTTGATAGGTAACTGTATCGGCTGAAAGAATACCTGAAGCATCTGTCTTGACAAAACCGGCGGTTGCCAAATCAACCTTATTTGGATACCCGTCATCATCAGTGTCGGCGATGTGATTATAGTCATAAAAGTCATCTTGACTAACTGACGATGTAGTCCCGCCATTGAAATTAGCCTCACTATATGCCTCATCAACCGGCAGACCTTGATTCATCCAAGCGGGTGCGCTGGAAACATCGATCACGTTTGCATCGATACTGTCACAATCGGAACGAGTCCAACGGACATTTCCTACTCTTAATTTTGTTCCTGTATCGAATGAAACACTATCTGCTCCAGAAACAATCATTTCATCTGTAGTGCTAACACTTATTTCATATTCCTCACCATTGTAGGAAGTAAGATGAAAACAGGGAGTTCCAGCAAAAATTTCAAACCAAAAATTAGATGTGTCGGCTTCTTGTGTTGGCGTGGAAGTATTTTTATTGTAAAGGCTACTATATATAACAGCACCCTTTCCGTTAGTATTGTATTCATCCATTGAAAATCCATGTTGTGGATTACTGGCGACACCAAGATTCAAGCAAGCAATTCCAAAATTCTTTGATCCCCTGAAATTCCAATAATTTGTTAGATAACCGATTGAATCCGTCAATGCAGTAATAGCCACCGCCCCCACATTCGCCGCCGTGGGTGTGGAAAACACATAGGAGTCTGAATAACTTCCAGGATTGTAGAGCCATCCAGCTGTTGCGGGTCTGCGGATAGATAGTAAGTCACCGTCTGCATCAGTCACCAAAACCCCTGCCGTATCGGTTACGTCGGAGAATTTAACGTCTGCCGTTATGCTCAGCACATTGGCAGCGTAACTCAAGCTATCCAAATTACCCCCTGCATCGGCAAAGGCAATAACCGGATTCCCACTGGGTAGTCTTATCCCAATAGAAGCAGTATCGCTCGCTGTTAGTCCTGATGTCCTATTCAAATTATATGTTGAATTGGAATAGTGCCATCCTGTACTTGCGTATCCTCCAGCATCGACAATGCTATTGTGAAAGTAAGGCGTGATCGTCCCGATGCCGACGTTGCCCGCACCTGTAATTCTCATATTCTCAGGAAACGAACCGCCATATGTAAAAAATCCTAATGCAGTATTTGCACCAGAAGCTTCTCTTATCGCCCTTATTTTTGCAGTTTCGCCAGTTCCGCTTGAAATGTGGAAGCCAAGCGATACAGCATTATTCTCAGCAGTAGCAGCATTATTTGCTAAAGATAAAACGATTACTTCGGCACCGCTGCTTGCATTTACAAATCTTCCAATACTCGACATCCCACTATAGACAGAACCTGTTCCAACTTGCAAAAGAGCACCCGGCCCCGTCGTCCCGATGCCGAGCCTTTTATTCAACGAATCCCAATAGACACCACAGGAATCCACTGTTTCTAATCCAGTAAACCTCGTCAAATATCCAGAAACTCCTTTTCCAACGATTACTCCCGTTCCCGTTTCCAGTGCCAAAGCTGGAACCGTCCTTGACCCAAGCCACTTCCCGTCAATTGAGTCTCGTTTCGCGGCTGGGTTGAGTTTCCACCGATCCAACGAATCCAATCTTGTAGAATCTCGAAAGACAAAAGCGAAGAGAGAGTCGCGCCGAGTTTTGGAATAAGTCGAATCCCAAACCCCTCTTCGATACGGATAATAATGGCCATCGGCTGAAGTTGTAGAAGTGGTGTCCCCATCATTGACGAGTTTAGTGTCCCAAACCGACTCGACTTCCGCTTGAGTATTCCATTCGCTATCTCTTGTAACCCCAGAAGGAATTGCTGCATCATCAACCGTGCTACCCGATCCAATAGTCAATGTGTTGGATACTTCCGTATCAGTAACAGCATTAACCTTCAGCCCACTACTGGACTTGGACAGCGTAGTCCCATCCAACTTTATCCGTACAGAGTCCTGCGGATACGTTCCGTAGTTCTCCAACCCACTCGAAGCATCCACACTTGGAGTCTGGTCGTCAGTTCCACCGATGGAGTGGAAATCACTGGACGTGGCTGTTTGAACATCTGTAAGTGTTACGTTGTCCTCGTTAGCACCAGTGATTCCAGAAACATTGTTGACTGCAATTCCAGCCGAAGTCAAGGCCAACGTCGAGCCATTCAGCTTTATCTTAACTGAGTCACTTGAAATTTCAAGGCCGCCATTTGCTGAGACATTCAAGGTTTCCGCAACTGCTCCAGTAGTCCCACCTCCCGAAAGTCCTGGTCCAGCAGTGACACTTGATATATCTCCGGTCTCAGACGTTAGGTACGCTGAATTGTCAGAGGACAACACCCCATACGCATCTGTTTTTACAAAACCAGCGGATGTGAGTGTGTCAATTTTTGATATGGCTCCATCATCATCTATGTCCGAAATGTGCTGGTAGTCATAGAAGTCGTCCTGCGAGACGGCGGAAGTTGTTCCTGCATTGAAATTTGAGGCGTTATAGGTTTCATCTACTACTTCAATCTCATTTGTTATCGACCCATCTACTTCTGTAGTTAGATATGTAGAACCATCAACAGACAACACTCCACTTGCATCTGTCTTAACAAATCCGGCTGACCCTAAATCTACTTTATTGGGAAGAGCATCGTCGTCAGTGTCGGCAACATGCTGGTAGTCATAAAAATCGTCTTTGCTTGTTCCTTCAGTTGTTTTGCCATTGAAGTTCGTTGCATTGTAGACTGTCTCATCATCCACTTCAATCTCGTTCGTTACAGAACCGTCAACTTCCGTCAAGAGAAACGGTCCTCCCGATATGCGAGAGTTTATTTCTGTAGCCGTGTCCCACTCTGTGTCAAGCGTCACATTTGCAGACAACGCCGTATCGTTTACAACGCTCATTTTTCCAAGCGTGAGAGTATCTGACACCTCAGTGTTTTGAGCAAGCAATCCAAAATATGATGTGCTGGAGGGCAATGTTCCAGCCGAATGACTATGTCCCTCGCTTGTAATAGACAACCCATCCGTCCCAACTGATAGAGTTAATCCATTCAACTTAACTTTCAGTGAGTCGTCGAAAAGTTCAACTCCTCCATCCGGATGAACGTTTACAGATAGACTAACATCGGCTTCGTTGCCGGGCAGCACATCGTTAAACTCTCCTGTCAGCCCATTTCCACCAAGAATATCTCCACTTGTTGTAAGAGTGATTTGGACATCCGCGTCAACACCAGGGAGAACATTATCAGCTCCCCCAGATAACCCTGTTCCAGATGTCGTAATGTCCTTTTCAAGAGTCCCAGGCATCTTGGCGTTCCACGTCGCGGCACTTGCAATTCTTTCATCAGCTAAAGTCCCAGTCCATCCAGCAGTTATAGTAACAGCCTGCAATAGTGCGGTAGCAGGAGTTCCACCAAGAGATAATGTTATATTGGTATCATCCGCATCAGTCAAAGCAGCAGGCGTGGCCGAGTAAGCTGGAATACGTTCCCACAGTGTTCCATTATAGGATATGTCATCGCCAACATCAAATATAACATTCCTGTCTCCAACATCAAAAGTATCGCCAGCAACGCATCGATAGAACCACCCAGCGGTTCCCGTTCCGTCTTCAAGAGTTGGAGTGTTAGTGTGTGCATCCCAGGTTCCCTTGTAAACCTGGCTTGCCACTACTGCCGCCCAAACACCATTCCCATAATCATCATTTGCCTTCCAGAAATATCCAGCGGTTGCTCCAGTTGAGAATCTAATCCCACCACTTAGCTTTATGCTATCGGTAAATGTCCATTCCGTTGATATGGTTCTTTCTGTATTCAGGGTTGTATTAAAATTTACAGACTTAAAACAGGAGTCAAGAGACGAAAGCAGTGTATCAACATCGCTTCTTAGATGTCGATGAGAATAATCATCCACGGTTGTTGTTATAGACGTTGTTCCCGTTCCATCAACGTCCCCACTCAAAGTAATTGGTTGATTCCCTGTGATATAGGTCGAGTTATCGGAAGACAGATTTCCCGTTGCATCTGTCTTAACAAATCCGGCTGATGCAAGCGTGTCAATCTTCGCCGCAAGGCCATCATCGTCTATGTCGGCTATGTGACTATGGTCATAGAAATCGTCCTTGCTTGTAGCTTCGGCTGTTTTTCCGTCAAAATTAACTGAGTTGAAAACTGTTTCATCATCAACCTCAATCTCGTTAGTTGTGGAGCCGTCAACCTCCGAGGTTAAATAAGTTGACCCATCTACTGTCAAAACACCATCGGCCCCAGTCTTAACAAATCCAGCAGACGATAAATCAACCTTATTCGGAAGTCCATCATCATCCGTATCAAAAGTATGATTGAAGTCATAGAAATTGTTCTGTGAAACCGCTTCTGTTGTATCGGCTGTATCGTCGTTGAAATTGGTTGAATTGTATGTTTCGTTCACCACTTCAATTTCATTGGTAATGGACCCGTCCACCTCTGCTTGCAATGCTGTAGAAAGAAGCGTTGAGTCCAGCACTCCTCTTCTATACGGGTAATAGTGCCCATTAGTCGCAACAGTTGATGTGGTGTCTTTTCGATGGACCATAACATTCAAGGAATCCTGCAATCCTGTCCCTGTATTTATGTCCGTAAACGTATCCGGAACATCGTCGTCTATTCCTCCTATATCATGAAAGTCCAGCATAAAAGCATTCAGGTCGGTCATCGTCACACTGTCTTCTTTTGCCCCAACAACTCCAGCGACGCTGTTTACCTTCACGCCAGAAGAGGAAAGGATCAGAGAATTCCCGTTCAGCTTGATTCTTGCCGAATCGCTGGATATTTCCAGTCCGCCATTTGCATTGACTTTCAAATAAACATCCGCATCGCCTGTTTCTGCCCCGCCTCCCAAACCGTCACCAGCAGTCACGGATGATATATCCCCCGTCTCAACCGCAGGGTATTCAACTTCGTCGATGTATAAAGACCCGTCAGAATATCTTGTTTTTACAAATCCATTGTCCGTTAGATTTTTCAGCTTGGTCGCATTGACTTCATGCGCCGCTTCAATGCTGTCCGCGAATAGCGAGGCGTTTAATTTCTCGTCCAATGCCGTCTGAAGATCGTCTACGTTTCCGATGATATGATTGTGTGAATCATCCGCTACCGTGGCTGTGATTGTCGTCGTACCAGACCCGGATACATCGCCACTCAAAGTTATTTCTTCATTCCCTGTAATGTATGTATTCAAATCAACCGATAACGTCCCATCGCTCCCAGAAGTCTTGACAAATCCATTGGTTGTTAAATTGGAAAGCTTGGCAATATTGATTGAATGCGCCACAAGAAGGCTGTCGTCAAAATCACCTGCGTTCAATTTAAGATCAATTCTACTGGTCAGTTCGCTCCAATGAGTAGAAAGGCTATCATCAAACGCAAAGAGTCTCAAGGTATTCATGGTATCTTTTATGACTTCCATCAAATCTTCCCAATGGATTCTCTTGGAAGCCCACGTCTGCGTGGATGCGTCGTATCGAGACAACAAAACGAGGTTGGAATCCCCGGCCA